CAAGACCGGCCTCGACACCGCTGCCATCCTCACCCTTGGCCTGTCGGCCAAACTCAAGGCAGAGCAGCTCAAGTCCGAATACGAAACCCTCAAGACCATTGAGGTCACGGCTCAGAAGTGAAACGGCCTAACTACGCCCCACTATTCAGACCCTCGAAACGCATGAAGACCCTCCTCACCAAACTCCGTGAAAAGTCCACTTGGGCTGGCGTTGCCGTCCTTGTGGGTGCCTTTGGTCTGCCCATCCCTCCCGGTGTCGTGGAGCAAGTCGGCGAAGCCGTTGGAGCCATCCTCGGCGTCGTGCTGATTCTCAAGTCCGACAAGCCGAAGAAATGACCCAAGCCCAGATTAAGGTCATCCAGCAGCGGGTCGGGGCTACGCCCGACGGCTTCTGGGGACCGAAGTCTATTGCCGCTTGCCAGCGGCACCTGCGCTCACTGATGCCGTCACCTAATCCTTGGCCGAAGCCCGACCAAGCCAGCCTCCAGCGGTTCTACGGCTCCCCCGGCGACGAGTCTTCCTTGGTGAGCCTGCCTGTGGCCGGAATGGGTGTCCGTTTCGACGGCATCGCCGTCCGCTCCATTCGGTGCCACCATAAAGTCGCAGACTCTCTGCTTCGGGCGTTGCAAGCCATGGCGGAGGAGTTCCCAGAGATTCTGGCTCAGTTCGCCGGGTGTTATAACAACCGTAGAATGCGCGGAGGTTCTCTCCCGAGTCTGCACTCTCGCGGAGCCGCCATCGACTTCGCCCCCGACACCAACGGCCTCAACACCGTTTGGCCTACCCGCGCCACGATGCCCTTTGGCGTCATGGAGATTTTTGCCCGTGAAGGCTGGCTCTCTGCGGGCGCTTTCTGGGGCCGCGACGCAATGCACTTCCAAGCCTCCGTATGAGCCAACCACGCCGCTTTATTTTCGCCACGGACCTCCACGGCGACCGCCAAAATGAGGCGGCAGTCAAAGTTCTCCACGAAGTCACCAAGGACTTCAAACCCCACGTTCGCATCTTTGGGGGCGACTTGTTTGACCTCCGCCCCCTGCGTCGAGGCGCATCCGCCGAGGAACAGTGCGAAACCATGCAGGACGATTGGAATGCTGGCAATGCCTTCCTCCATGCGTGGAAGCCCACTCACCTGCTGATGGGCAATCACGACGACAGGTTGTTTGATTTGGCGGAGAACAGCTCGGCTGGCATCAAGGCCGACTATGCGCGGAAACTGTGCGGAGATTTGGAGAACACTCTGCGCAAGCTGCGCTGCGACTGGCGACATTACCACAAGCGTCATGGGGTCTTTTCCTTCGGGAAGTTAAACGCCATCCACGGCTATCACCACGGAGTTTATGCTGCTCGACAACACGCGGCCATCTACGGGTCGTGCATCTTCGGTCACATCCACGCCTTCGATGTTCACACCTTTGGGACGTTCAACGAACGCAAAGCGGCCTATGCCTGCGGCGGGCTGTTGAACGTGGACCAAGAATACAACAAACGCCACACTGCATCCCTGCGTCATGAAAACGGATTCTACCTCGGACTCCTCCACGAAGACGGATCGTTCACCATCCAAGAAGCCCGCCAAACCAACGGAAGCTGGCACGTTCCGACCGGGTTCAAGTCCTTCTGATTGGCTTGCTGCACTCAACGCCCAAGAAATAGCTGAATCTCCCGGCCCAGAGTGGTTGACCCGGGAAGAGGTTCAGAAACTCATTAACCGAAAGAGGTTTGCCACTCAGCAATACATCACCCAAGCTCTCAAGAACGGGACGATTGAGGTGAAAAAGTTTCATGTCCCACGCAGCGATGGGGCCAAACACGCCACCCACCACTACCGCATCCTCAAATGAGCAAGCCCAAACTGCCCGAAGTCGTGGAGCGCAAGCTCGGCAGGCACAAGGCAGACGGGCTGTGGTGGCCGAGCGGAGTAATCGAGTTGGACCCCCGCATCAAGGGTCGGCGTCGGCTGGAGGTTCTCATCCACGAAATGATGCACGAACGGCACCCCCACTGGACTGAGGAACACGTTACCTCCGAAGCCGAGGTAATGGCGCGATTCCTCTGGAAACAAGGTGTGAGATTGTGAATTGCTCCTTGCGCTTGCCCCGTTTGTTGCTTCAATAGCGACATGGACGGAGCCGCAGACCAACTTCGACGGGAGCTTTTCCTCGCCATCCGGCGTTGGGCGCAGGAATCCGACATCACTCTTTGCGAGGCCATCGGAGTTTTGGAACTCCTCAAGGTGGACCTCATCACCCTCCTTCAAGTCCCCGAACCGAGATGAAAGACTTCACGACCGACTGGTTTTCCTTCCGCACCCAGCACTGGCAAGAGTTGGTGCTCCCCGCCCTGCGCAAAAGCGAGGCTCCCCGCTACCTTGAAATTGGGTCGTATGAAGGGCGTTCGGTGTGCTGGGTGGCAGAGAATCTGCGTGAGGTGCCCAAGGCGGAACTTCATTGCGTGGACATCTGGGGGAACCCCAAGGTGGAAGCTCGTTTCGACGCCAACATTGCGGACGAGCCGACCATCTTCAAACACAAGAAGCCCTCGATGCACTGGTTGGCCGAAGCCTTGGGGCGCGGGGAGCGATTTGATGTCATCTATGTGGACGGAGACCACCAAGCGAAGTCTGCGCTTCTAGACGCAGCAATGGCGTGGCCTCTGCTGCGAAAAGGCGGAGTCATGGTTTTTGACGACTACCCGTGGCGGCATCCCGAGGGAGCGCCATCTTGGAAGATTCCCCCGAAGCCGGGAATCGACGCCTTCCTCCACCTGTGGGGGAACGAATTGAAGATTCTCCGCACCAACTGGCAAGTTTACGTCCAAAAGGTCGCATGAAACTCGCAGTCGTTACCTGCTTTTACAGCTTCGCCAGCTATAAACGGCCCATCGCGAATCTGCATCGGTTTCTCCGCCAGATGCAGAAGGACGGCATTCCCGTTTTCGGAGTGGAGGCGCACACCCCGCTCAAGCCAGTCCACACCCGCAACTACCCCAACTGGAAGCGGGTGGCCGTAGACTCCAAGTTGCAGGTGCTTTGGCACAAGGAAGCCCTATTGAACTTGGCGGAGAAGATGGTGCCCGAGGAGTATGACGCCATTGCTTGGATTGACGCGGATGTTTGGTTCTCCAATTCAAACTGGCGACAGGAGGCCGAAGAAGCGTTGGAGACGCACGATGTCATTCAACTATTTGAAGAAGCCTGCTGGACCTCCGAAGCTGGGGTAGCCGAACTGCGGAAACCCGGTGTGGCGAAAGTGCCGCTCACCCAAGATTGGAAGTCCCACCCCGGGTTTGCGTGGGCGATGCGCCGAGAGTTCTGGCACCAGATTGGCGGGCTGTATCCGTTTGCTCTCTCGGGAGGCGGCGACTCCATCATGACCGTGGCCTTCCAGCAAAAACCGCTGTGGCCGCACCTCAACAACCACTTGGGACGAAACCACACGCCTTTCCAAGAATGGAGGGCGCGTCTTGGGAAACCGCGACTCGGTGGAATCTCCGGGCAGTGCTGGCATGAGTGGCACGGAACCCGACACGACCGCGACTATGTGGGACGAGCCAGACGAACCGCCACGATTGTAGTTGGGCAAGACCTTATTCTCGGCCCCAACGAACTCCCCATGTGGACGGACCGAGCCGCTCCCGGATTGGTCGATGACATCGCAAAACACTTCATCCGACGCAATGAAGACGGAAACGAGTAGACCCACCATCGTCGCCTTCACTGGACTCGCCCAATCGGGCAAGACCACCGCCGCCAAGTTCCTCCTCAGTGAGGGCTATGAGCGGATGAGCTTTGCCGACCCCATCAAGCAGATGATTCGTTGCTTGACGCCCATCGCGGACAAGCACGCTGCGCCCCCGGCATTCGGCGGCAAGACCATTCGCGAACTCTACCAGACCCTCGGAACCGACTGGGGCCGGAGCATGGTCAACACAAACCTGTGGGTCAATTTGGGGCGCGAACGGCTGGAATCGCTGCTTGCCGATGTGGCGGACAACATCATCCGCGGCATCGTCATCGACGACCTGCGTTTCGATAACGAGGCGGAGCTGGTCCGTAGCCTCGGGGGCTTGGTCATCCAAGTCGAGCGTCCCGGGGTGGAAGCCATGGCGCACGTTTCGGAGGCCGGAATCTCGCCCGAGTTGGTAACGTGCATTCTCAGCAACGCCAAGAGCTACGGGGACTTCCAAGACTCCGTTCGTTGGGTTTGCGGGCTTGCGTCCTGAGATTGGCTGAATTACACTGACAGCTATGGGCATTCCGAAGCGCGACCCCACCCACAAGCTGCCATTCACGCCGCTGGCGACGGATGTCTTTGTGCGGGAGACGAACAACATCGTTCGGCCTGCCAACGACCCAATCCCCGATTTCGGCACCCCGCACGACGCCATCAGCAAGGGGGAGTCTTGGCCCGATCACCGTTTTTGCTGGCAAACCGAAGTCAACGAAAAGGGAGACTACGAACGCTGGTTTGTCGCCACCCCGGAAAGCCAGCACCTCTACAACTGGCAGTTCACCGACTCGCCCGACTGGCCCGTGGTGCGTCAGGCGTTTGTCATTCCCCGCGAGGAGTTTGACCCAGCCTACACGGCCTACACCGCTCCGCCCGCGTCCATCATCACGGACATTGCCACCTACTCCGTCACCAGCATCGAGCAGACCCGCATCGGGGAGAAACAACTCGACAGCCTGTTCGTCTCTGTCACGGTGACGCGGGAGAAGATTTCTGGCAACCCCAAGATTTCCTACGTCCTCGACCCCCAGACCAACGAGATTCGGCAGGTCACGGAGGAGAAGGTTCCTGCGGGAACCACAGGAACGGTCGTGAATTCCAACGGCCAGTATTCCGAGGTCAAGGCCATCAACACTCTTTGGGCACTCAAGACCACGCAGTTCATGGCGGGTCTGGCCGGAAAGACCTCCCCGAAGACGCAGACTTGGGACGACGTTATCAACTATTCGTGGCCCGATGTATTGCTG